TTATCTTACCATTGGAGCACTCCACAGGCATGAAATAGGAAGAACAATATGACGGAAACTTGCTGTTAACCATCGTTGGTTTTAGTCCTAAACTAATGATATTATCAGACATGAACTTCATTATGTCACCCAAATACTTGCTGTCACAACAAACTGCTATAAGATTGTCGTCCCCTAATCCAAGCATACTCCAATCATGAATTTGCTTGTGTTTTGGGTGGGAAGCATTCCATAACTCAATGACATAAAAATGTGCAAAGAAGTTAACTAATGTATTCCCTACAGAAGTATTTTGATCACCTGACTTTCTGGTATATGGTACGGTATACGAATGATAACCTCCCAAGCCAAAAGTGTTCATTTGATATTTCAAATTTTCTCTAATATTATTCTTTACTCCTTGGCTGAGAGTACTTTTAGATAAACACAAATCATAAATCAATTGTTCGGTTTCTAGAGCACCTTGACCCTGAGTAGAGTCAAAGGCACTAAAATCATCTTCAATAAAATGATAAGTGTAATTATTTTCCTTCTTGCCAATTTTCAATTTTAAAGTCTTATTGTGATATTTAGTGTACCATGAACCAATGTCAGTAGCATTAGAACCACTAGTGTAGTAAAAATGCTTCCTGCCAGCGGCCGGGTTATAACTTGCAGCCAATGACTTGGAAACAGCTTTCATGAAACTGCCCAAATACATACTACTGACTGGATTATTTAAGCCCTGTATACCTCGAGGAGCTTTTTCCTTAAGGCATCCTCCCTTAGGAGGTGGTAACACTTCATTCTTAATGAAGAATTCTCTCGTGTGATACTTTTTGTCACTAAAGTCAATATTGCTGAGTAGTTTCTTCGAATCTAAGTACGTTTTGGCTTTGTTAGCAGGCTGTTCAGCAATCCACTCATCAAAATTCATCGTTTTCTCATCTATATTAGAGAAATCGAGCAATCCTGAAAATTTATTAAAGAACATTCTTCTAGCTTCAACCCACAATTTATTGCAATCCGGGG